GGACATACGTCCCTGCAGGCAATTCGCCGTCTGCTAGCAGACAAGCAAATTCCTAGACGAATTTACATTCGATAAGTTTGTGAGTTACGTTGTTCCAGCCCGAAAGGGAGGAAGTAGTAAATTTCAATTCAATCTCTTAGGAGGATGATGAGGAATGAGCTACTGGTCTAATGCTTGACCCTGTAAGCCCCCACAGCAGTTGCACTGTGTTTTCCTATCGGATAACCTAACTTGGGTCGTTAATCTACTAGCCCATTGCGGGTCACGTAGTACGTATGTTAACCTCCCCGTTTCCCCGATGGGGAGGGGGTTAAGCCGTAAAATTGAAGAAGGACTCCGTGAGGAGTTCCCTCACAGTATCTACAGAAGCGACCGGGAACGAGAGCGCCCGAAGTAGTAGGTAGTCATCTCCGAAAGAGAGAAACCCATCACAGGGACGATCAATCGTTACGATTGGTCGGTGACTATAGGTTGCTTAGCAGCATCCAAAGGATACTGTCCCGAAAGGGATAAAGTAGGTTCAAACACAGGTGTATGGGTGATCCCAGATTTGGTAAGCAGTACCAGGTTACTAATCGCCAGTAAAATGGTGTGCGGTAGAAAGGAATTTTCCTGAAATCCCTTTTAGAGTAATCTAATTGGGGGGGCCTGAGATTTGTGTTCCATATCTCTGGGGTTAAACCCAAAGGTGTACACTCCACCGACCCTACTAAGGGTGCCTGCAGCCCTCGCAAGAGGAAACTGAAGGCGAAAACGAGTGATAGCTATGCATCATCTGCATATTATCATGAAACTCCGGAATATTATTCCTATATCGAACGTTGTTCGAGGAGCCGCGTTTTCGTGGCAGACCACTGTAAAAGGTGGTCGCGCCCTAGGTGCAGCTCTAACAAGAGTTCTGCATCTCAGGGATGGAGGAATCACTACTAGATGGTACACAGCAACGATTGAGTTTGGTCGCTTTGTCGTACGCATGCAACGATCATGTGGTTGGGGATACGTAGTGAAGTACCTCAAAGCTTGTTCTGTATTATTACAGCAAGCCTCTGGAGGTCAACGGATCAACGCTACCCAAGCGCTAGGGGTCGCAGTGCGTCGTACAAAGGGTTCCGGCATCCCTCGTGTGATACCCGCAGTGATGCGGAAAAGTATTCGTTCAGGTGACCCTTGGACGATACGAATTTGGCTTTCGTTCTTCCAGTTATATCGAGTAATCGAAATACCTGGAAAACTTAAACTTCAGTCGATCACTGAAGGCTCAGCGATGAGGCCAAGTTTCCTAAGAGGATGGATTCTATTCTTAAATGACTGGCTTCCTATACTCTTTCGTGAGATAGGATATGACCAGTTAGCCACTTTATGGATGCGACGTCGAAGCTCATGCGTAAGCGTGAGAAACGCTAATTACGATGTGATTGGGGAGAAATACTCCCTATCCGAAATTATCAATTTCGTTCATAATTTAGCCGCGTCGTGGATCACCTTTAAGTGGGAAGGAATCCCTTGTGACCTAAAACCCCGGTTACTGGCTCTGTTTAAATCGGGACCGAATAGCGGTGGAACTCATGAGAAATCATGGGTCGATGGCCATAAGAAGGCAAAGCGCCTTCCTAATGGAAAGCTAGTATCGAACCTAACTGGAACGAACACTTCGGCTATATTTACCGATGCCATGCAATGGCAAGCTTTCGAGTTATTCTCTGAGGGACAGGGGGTTTACCCCGAACACCTTTATACGGATTTATACCCGTATTTAAAAGAATGGCTCGACATCGTAGAAGATCGGGTAATAAGCCGGATCCTATTCGTCGCTAAGCGTGTAGCTCACGTTACTTACCGAAAGGTAGAAAGTGATAACTACAACCCGTTTAAATATCCCGGTTTCGGCCGTCCGAAAGGACTCGGGAAACTAGGTTACAAGGTCGAACCTGCCGGAAAAGTACGCGTATTTGCCATGGTGGATAGCCTCACGCAGTGCATTATGAAGCCGCTTCACGACCTCCTTTTCCGAATTCTCGGAAAACTAAGGACTGATGGGACGTTTAATCAAATTCGTCCTGCTCAGCGCCTAATTGATTTAGGCTATCGTGAGTTCTATAGCTACGATTTATCGTCTGCTACAGACCGGTTTCCTCTGTCATTGCAACAGGTAGTGCTTTCGGCTATAATTGGCCCTAAGCTGGCTGCATTGTGGGCTAAGATCCTCGTAGAGAGGTATTATCTCACACCCCGCGCGCCTAAAGGCGTTGTGGGCCCCGAAGCTGATACACCATTGGTGTATGGGTCAGGGCAACCTATGGGTGCTCTGACTAGTTGGGCAGCTTTCAGCCTATGCCATCATTGCCTAGTTCAATATGCGGCATTCCGCGCGACAGGCTCAATCAGGTTCTTTGATGAATACGCGCTCCTTGGTGA